GCCTTCACGAAGCACACAATCTGGCTCATCCGAAGTCCTCCTACCCATATTGACCACATAAGGGCAGTGGCGGCACCCGCCATGACAACATTTTCCTCGTGAAAGAAGGTAAGTCCTTGTCAGGACACAACTTCCGTTTTCCAAATAATAATCTCTTCCTTCAACTAAACTCATTTTGCACCCGATTCCTGAGGCGTCCCTCAGGCGATACCGTTAATTCGGTCGGAAAGGTTCCGCATAGCCTTGCGGCCAGAGGCGTCCCGGGATATTAGGACAGCGTCAACAGGTAAAGGGTCTTGTAGCTCAGAGCCAAAGCGTTATCGATGATGTTCATGTGATAGGTCTGAACCCCCGGGATCATCTGGCCGGATGCCTTGAGCATGGCGCACAGCTCTTTCAGGTAAGCTGCGAAGTCAACATTGGCTGGAACAGGCTGGATGTTTAGGTTCAATAAACCAAACTCCCCCTGGATGACCTCGGCCAGCTCATCAGCAATTTCCAGGATGCCGTCATAAAACTCGTTCAGCGCCTTGTGGGCCGCGTAGGAACGGGTGGCCAAATGGGCATTGTGGGCGACTTGGCGGGCTTCAAAGAGCTTGCTGATCAGGGTGGAAAAATCCATGGAACACCTCGGAATTAGCTGATGGAGTCACCAAGACAGAAGAAGCCCCGGGACACGATGCCCTGGGGGTTGGTCTGCTTGATGCTAGTCTGGGAGACGGTGGCGGCTTCTGTCGGGGTGGGCAGAACATCGTAAGGAATATCGAAGATTTCCTTTTTCTGCACATATTTGGCGTCGGCCAGGAACTGCTCGGTGATGTTCTGGGTGTTCTGCGTCAGGGCTTCGTTGCCATGCGGGATCATCTGGCCAGAAACAACGGGATTTCCATACAGGTCAGGCATGTGTCTAGTCCTCTAGGTGGGGCAAGGTCACAATTCAATACACCACCCAGAAAACTAGACACTCCGCCAGACGGTCAGGCCGTTACCTTGTCGGCACCTATTTTTCGCGGGTCGATGGCCACAACATCCTTGTCGAAAAGCCCCCCGCCCTTGTTGATCCTTGAAATCAAGCTGTTTAAAGCCTTGACGTCGATCGGCTTCCCATGCTTGCGCTTCATCTTTTTCAAATCAACGCCAAGGGTGCGGTAGGAAGACGCCCTGGACAGGACAATGGTCTTCGACATGCTCTTGGTGCCCTTGGCCTTGGCGACGCGCCTGAGCTTCTCCACCACCTCGGGAACAGACTCGCTGGTCTCCCAAGCCATGATGAACTCTTCTGGTGAAACCTGATAGTTGGTCTTCATAGTTATCCCCCAATTATACTCCCCCTAAATCAAATACGATAACTAACACACAATCGAACATACGATCGACCAGCTTCCCCCGCAGGCCGACAATCCATTATGATTGAATAAACACAGAAGTAAAATAATTTTTAATACTTAATAAAAAAATCCGCCCGGAATAGGTCCGGACGGATTCGAGGTTTGATTAGATTTTAGGCTCAGGAAGCCAGACCAAGAACCTTATCGACGGTCTCTGCCTTCATCGCTTTGGCGCGATTCTTGAGGCCGTCCCATTCGTTAGAAGACATACCACTCAGCTTCCCGCCAAGGATATCGAAGCTGTACCATTGCTCGTTAGATAGGCCCTGGCCAGCGCGGGTGAAGGCATTGATCACGCCGAACAGATTGTTGCGGCTTGAGTCGGCAGCCAGCAGCTCTTCCTGGTAGGCGCCCAGGACCTTGCTGATAGGCTCCCTGGCGATCTTGTTCTCGTTGGCCAGGGCGGCGAAGAGCGGATAGATCGACCCCCCATCCCACTTCTTGGCGCGGGCGTCCAACAGTTGGCCGATACCACGGGGCAGGAGGGGAATCTGATTTTCCAGGTTCTGCCGGATGGCGACATACAGGACTTCGTAGTCCGGCTCACCGTTGTGACGCAGCTTGAGGGACTCGCCCTTCTTCTGGTCCCAGATGCAGCCGTTCTGGCAGATCGCCCGGAAAACCGACGGCAACGAAAACAGGTGGCGCAGGCCGACCTCGGAATTGCCGATGCTGAGCATTCCACCGTAGTCGCTGTCCGACTCTTCCCGGATGGAATCGGGGATCAGGATGTTGCCATAGATGGTGTCGGCATCGCCCCGCCAGTGGGACAGCATACCGCCGGGGATGATCTCCTGGAGGGTTTTCAGGAACCACTCGTTGTTGACCTCCATGTAGCGGTTGCTCAGCACGGCGCGCAGGGTGCCATCCTGACGGCAACGCCAGAAAAGGTTCTTGTCGCTGTCGATATGGCGAAGACCGTTCTCGAAAACGCGGACAAGCGTCTCGTGATCCTGGGCATCTTCGCTGTTGAACAGCTTGGTGGGCAGGAAGTTGCCAACACCGGCCCAGCGGGACAGTTGGTTGAGCGCGTGGGGGGTGGGCTTGAAGTCGCGACCGCTGGACTGGTCACGGATCACAAACCGGCCAGTGTCGGTCAGGCTGGGGCGGAACTGAGAGATTGTCCCCTCGAAATCCTCGGTCTGGCTGCGGCCGGAGTAGAGCTTTTCCAGCCCCTGGTCGAAAGAAATGCACTTGTCCAACCACTTCTTGGACACGTTTTTGAATCCGTTCTTGTCACCCATCTGCTGGCTCTGGTGAACAAAGTCGCCGCTCTTGCCAGACCCCACCAGGACACTTTCGCTGCTCATGTTGACTCTTCCTTCCGTCACACTTTTTGCGGTCGCAACTTTTGCTCCCGACATTCACATAATAGCAAGCTGTACAGGTTTGACAATAGTTTTTTAGAAATTATGTTTGTCTGGGTTATTAATCGTGTTGACAAAAAGATTTACGCGCACCCATGAATGACAAGGATGCGCGTTGCGAGTTTCAAGAATGCCCAAACGGATTAGATTTTTCCGTTCTTGCACAACTGGTTGTAGGTGGCCCGGATATCGCCAAAGATCTGATGGACTCTCTGGCGAGAGATCTTCAGTTCGGTAGAAATCTCGGTGGTATTCCGGCCGTCCCGCACCAGATCCACGATTCTCTTGGCCTTGTCGCCCAGGTATGGCTTGATAGCCTCCGGCCTTTCGTCTGGCTCCGGCACCGTGTAAGTTGGATCAGCGATCGAGTAGGAGGGGTCGAAAGCACAGTCAGTATTGCTGACCAAAGCGTTCTTCTGATCATCGCCGTAATGATCCAGGAAAGACCAACGAATGCAGTTGATCAAATACCCGATAAAGGTCATCCGACGGCTTTCATCGTAGCTTTGGAGAGCGCGCCACAGGGCTATGCCAGCGATATGCAGAGCCTCGTCCTCACCATACCTCTTAATCCAGTTTCTGGAGGATTTGTACAGGCACGCACGATACTGCTTGTAAGCTTCGGCATATTGCTCGTTGGTGACTTCGCGCACGCTTCGGACGCAAACAATGCTCATTGGTTGTTCTCCTTCCTGGCTTTGGCAATGGCTTGGTTGGGGCGGGCTGGGAAGCCAAACTGCTTGATGGCTGCGTGATAGCCTTCGGCATAGCTGGCATCGCCAACAGCGATAAGGGCAGCATCGTATCCGTCCTTGTATGCGCTGGCGTTTTCTGGCGCACCGGCACGAATGACGGCGTCCCTGTAGCCCTCCTCATAAGTCGGCCTGGACCGAAGCTCGGAGATCTCATCATCGAGCAGTTGTGCGCGCTGCTTCTCGAAACGCAGGCTGGCCTCAGTAGCCTTCGCCTGCATTTCTAAATTGAAAAGCGGGCGTATCGAGAAAAACCAAAGGCCGGTAATCCACCCGACCAAAAACAGCAACATTCCCCAGTGTCTCATGGTCTCCCCTCAATCTTTCCCAAGAACCACGCCGCGTCCTTGCTTACATCGACATTCCAGCTTGTCCACCTGAGCAAATGCCCGAAGTAAAAGTGGCATAGAGGACACAATGTAATCAAATTTTCAGCGTCCAACTCCAGACACGGCTCACGATAAAATGGTTTTTTATGATGAACCTGAACACTTTTGTGTGAACCGCAAGCTGCGCAAGATGGATGGGCAGCCAGGTGTTCTTTGCGGACACTAGTCCACTTGGGCGATCTTGCCGAACCGCCCAGAGCATCTTGAGGCTCCAAGGCTCCAAGCATGTCGATCAAGCAATCCTGGAGTTCTTCTAGGTTTTGTCCGGATGGAACAACAGGCTTCCCTTCGTCGTCGCCAACGAAAAAGGTTCCGTTTTCCCCGAGTAAAACCCGGAATGAACTCATCCGCCCAGCGCCTGACGAATGTCTTTCACGGCGTCTTCAATGCGATCAAGAATGTCGTTCAGGTTGCTGCCTTTAGACTTCTCTTTCTTCTTGCTCGCTCTGGGATGATCATCCGGAAGGAGATCATTATCCTGCTTGTAGTTCGGATTGGAGGGCCTGCCGTTGCGCAGGAGATAGAGAAAAGCCTTGATCCGATTCAGGCCCCAGCGAGTGCGATCCATACCGGGCGCATGGCTGGCGCTGAACGCCCCGGCCCCGCGACGGAACACGGATTTCAACATGGCCATGTTCGCTTTGAACTTGGGATCTTTGGCGTTGTGTTCTTCCATCAGCTTGCGGATCTTCTTCTCTGTTTCTTCAGAGACTTCAATCGAATTGTTTGGCTTGGAAGCTGAATCCTTGGGATTGCGCTTGGAACCCCTTTTGCGCTCATCCGGCTTGGCCGGTTTCTTGCGAGGATCGTCTTTCTTGGGTCTTCCGTACTGCAAAGCTTTGGAAATTTCGTCGCTCACAATCCCACTCCAGCAATAACAAAAAAAATCGCCCGACAAACCCAGTGTAGGGTTTTGTGTAGGGCGACCGCAAGGGTTTTTGTTAGGAAAGTTAAAAGATTACTCTGAGCTTTCCTCAATTGCCGAATTTAACTCATCAATCCTCATGGGAGCGATGAAAGCTGGGGTCCTATCCCCTACCCACGCCCCGATCACATTGAATTCAAAAAATTCGCGGGCTTCTTCCTCAGACATGCCGTCCCGATCCATGTAGATCGCAATGATTTTTTCAATGTCATAAACGGCAATTGGCGGTTGATTGCACCGATACGAGACCCCGACTAAGGCATCTTCTAAACCATCACACAAAAGCATTTCTTCGTAGTCACTCACAATCCAACTCCTTGAGTCCCACCCGGATGAGAATGGCCCTAGCCTCTACCTCGTCGCCGCCATATCGAAAAGTCGATCCACTCTCGTGAATAAATCCAAGCGAACCAGGCAACTGAAAGTACGGGAAAGGGTTACCATCAAAAGACCGATGTCGCTCGTAATAATCAAGCGGCACCACCTTGAAGTAGGAATTGCCGAAATCATCATCTCCGGCAAAAGCAAAACCCCATTGGAAATAGTCGGTCGTCCTTCCTCTCTGGGAATTCAGCATGACCCTGACGGTTTCCAGAAAGCCATCGGCGTCTTCCTGGCTGGGGTGGTGACCGATGACCAGTTTGGTGACAATGCGCCCGTCTTCACCCTTGACCACGCGGCCACGCAGAAGCCTCACGCCCGCTTCACGAGTGCCTCGCTCACAGGCCTTGATGTATTCCATTCTTTTGCGATTCATCCATCCCATCCTTCTGGATGACTAGATTGATTTTCCGACATGATGGCGATGCGTTCTTCCAATTCTTCAACCTTGGCCATCAGCTCAAGATTTTCGTCGGTCATATCCTGAACCACCCATTCGGCGGCTTCTAGCTCGGATTCCAGTTCGCTGACCTGATCCAACAGGTCAGAGTTCATCTGGAGAAACTTGGGGAGGAGACTGCGGCAACTGAGTATGAAATCAATGTCGAGTTTGTCCAGTTCGACAGAGATGCCGCCAACGGCTTCCTCAAACTTCTCTAGGGGCGAGGCGAAATCCACAGCCTTCTTCAACTTCAGGTAAATTTCTTCCATCGTTTCTCCTCAGCGTAATGCCCGATTCAACGCCACAAATTCCCCCAACAAATCCCGCATCTCTTCGGCATCTTCTTCTGTGATCATGACCTCCTCGTAGCAATCACCTCTGCCGGTGAACACATACCGAATGGCTTTCCGCAACCTCTTAAGGAAGGATGGGTGCGGGGCGATGTGGAGATCAAGACAGCATTCCAGATCGGTGAGGCCCAGCTTGGAATCTTGCCAATGCTGTAGGGTCAAGATCGCATGATGATGGTGATTGGTGCATTTGCAGAAGACTGCTTTTCTTTTGGGCTGGTACATCTCAAATCCACTTCAACCAGGAACTGTCCGGAAAAATCTGATCGGGTCTGCCAAGCATTTCGTCGACAGCCTTGATGACCCCCGGCCAACCGCCGTTGTAATCGTGTCCGGCAATGGCCAATTTGCAGCGCGGCAACCAGAACTGGATGTCAGCTTTCACGCCCTCGTATGTGTGCATGGCGTCGATGTAGGCGACATCGATTGATTGCAGACAGGGCTGATCCTTGAAGGTCTCAGACACGCCCTTCAGCTTGATCAACCTCTCGCAGCCAAAGGTGCGCTGGTCGAAAGCTTTCTCGACGGCGGTCATGTTTGAATTGCTGGCTGCGTCGTTGGGGTCGTATCCGGGCAACCAGGGGTCGATGCACCAGATGGCGGAGTCTGGGAGGGACTCGTGCCAGATGACTGCGGATTCACCTGAAAAACAACCAATTTCAACAAAGTGACGAATTTCACCTTTCTGTAAAAGTGTTTTCGCCAAATCCCGGAGCGACTGCTTGTAGCCCTCATTGGGGCGCATAATATACATTCGCAAAACTCCAATAAAAAAGGCGGCGACCTTTGTGGTCACCGCCCTGGAAGAACTCGATTTGTTTTATCGAGCAACAGGCCTCTGCTTTGCCCCTATCTTGTTGAAGGCGGCAATGATCTGCTTCCTGCGGACGATTCGTTGTCTGGTCTTGTTCATCAAAGGACTCCTTCCGTTCAACAAACCATTGCGGGAGGCTGGATTCGCACCAGCGATCTCCACCTTATGAGGGTGGCGAGATACTACTTCTCTACTCCCGTCCAGCGCACAAAAGGGAGTTCAATCCTTCGTGCGCATTATCGACTGCGTCGACCGTTTCCAGTCCTTATTGCGGTCGGTAAACCAACCCCAAACACAGCCGACAATTTCATGGGTGTCACGCTGTAACTGCTCTTACAGAAGCAACCCAACTTTCAGCTTCTTGTTCGGACCCAAAAGTCTTAAAGAAGCCTTTTCCGTTCCGCTTAAACCTGGCATACCAAGGCTTTTTCTGGTTAGATCTCCTAGCATCAAAATAAACGCATTTTCCATCGTCTGTTTGTGTGTTTTCACACGGTGTAACCACGCGCAAATTTTCGATCCTGTTATCAGACCTATTGCGATTAATGTGGTCTATCACCATTCCCTCCGGAATAAAACCGAAGTGCATTTCCCAGACAATCCTATGCACATATTTTGGCTGCCTTTCGCCCTTCCCCTGGAAATTAACCATCAAATATCCATGGGAGGTTTTAGATCCGGCTTTTTGACCAATTCTAACACGATTGCTTGGTCTGACTTTCCAATACAGGAATCCGTCAGAGTACTCAAAAAAATCATGCCAAAGAATTTCTTCGGTCATATAGCCGGATCTCAAAACAGGCAAAGATTACCGATACCTAGCTACAGCAACCCAAGAACCGTTTGGTTTTTGTGCGTAGCCTACATCAGCAATTTGAAAGCGTCCAAAGAAACAGCAATTTCTTAGGGCAGCCTCTGGAGTAGGCCCCATACCGATGCCCTCGTACCCATTGTAACCGCCCCAATGCCGAAAACGTCCGCTCACGACGATTAGATTGGCAACGCCTTGTGCTGACGAGGTGCTGGTATTCGTTGTGGTCGTGGTGGTTGTATGAGTCTGGGTTTGGGTTACAGCGCAGTTGCCGCTAGGGCAAGACACAGCAACCGCCTTCCGACGACCAAAAGGGCCAGCAGAAGCAGCCGAGGCAACCAAAGCCAAAGCCAGCAGACCGAAAGCAAATCGATTCATCGTTGCTAATCCTCATCCATGAAATCAGCGAGGCAACCTGCCCACGCCGACTCATCACGATAGAAACACACGATTGAACCGTCTAGTCGTTTTTCCTCAATAATTGCCAAACAATAAACGTAAATGACAAAATGCAAGCGAGATCAACAACTAGGCGATTTAGGTTGTATTCACTGTTCATTTGAAATTCTCTGGCAAAAAACGCCATGTCGGGGTGGGGTTGGGGAACCATCCAGCCTCATAGGCCTCGTCCCCCAAAAGCTGCCGTAAGCGGTCTAATTTCAGGCGCTTACAATAGAGTGGGATGGCCCGGTGCATGTCGTCAAGCAAGTCGTAAACCCTGTAGATCTCATCGTTCTCGCGCTGGACAAACATCCAGAAACTCTTGGACTCCCCATAGCTTTCCAGGATGCGGCGACGGCAAAGCTCGTCAAACGGGCGGTTGTATTTGTTTGCCCAGAGCATGTAGCAAGTTGACCCCTCCACCCCAAAGTCGATGAAGAAGAACTTCTGGATGTCGGCTAGGCGCCCACGACAGAACCTCGCTTGCTCGTAGGCGTCCCGTGCCTTCCATAGCGTTTTGCATTCAGGGTATTCGTAGAGTTCCAAGTCCTGGGCGACCTGGGCGATCAGATTCCTGACGAAAGGATTTTCTTGGACTACGGTTGGGGGAACCCATACCCGCTCAAAAATGATCAGGTAAACGATTGCCATCTTGGCTAAAGCCACCATGGGTCTGTTCCTGACCCACCCCAATCGCCGAAAGAGGGACTCGAACCCTCATTATCGAGTATGCGGCCCGATATCTTCTGGTAGCGCCTCAACCGCACTCAAACACTACCTGGCCCATGGCTGCTGGCCTGTCACACGGTCGGCTCACGCCGAAGGGGATGGTGCGGCCCCGGCAGCTTAGATCATTCCGGCAACTACATTAACCTTGCTTGGGTCGAACCCGGATCAGCAGAAAAACGATTTTTTCCAGCCCGCGCCAGAAACCGATGGAGTCAAACAGGGGGTTCAGCCAACTAGACATGACGCAAAAGTGTGTGGCGTAAGGACTTATGTGATGTCGGGCGTGGTGGCGGGCATTCTGCAAGATGCCAGTTTCCTGAAGGATTTTGACCGGGCGGGGAACGCTGCCCTGGTGGGTCCAAGCGTGGAGTTGATTAGCCTGCGAGGCGAAAATACCGACTAACATCCCCCACCAAAGCTCCTGGTATCCCAGCCAAGCTGCGATCAAAAGACAAGGGATCATCGTGGTGTTGTTGCGATCCCAGTAGCTCCCACGGAGAAAAGCGCGGGGTTCGCTGTGGTGCAACTCGTTGGGGGCGGCAACTAGGGGGCCGAAAATAGGCCAGGAGGTTTTGGCGTACCGGTCTTCAAACCAGTGAAAAAGGCCGGTAAGAAAGTCGGCGGTGAGCCAGGCAGTCAGAATGTAACCAACCCAGTACCAGAACATCGGAAGCCTCATTTGGGATTAAAATGTCCCAAATAAATACACCCGAGCTTGAGTAGTTCATTCGATGGGGGAATTCAACGAGATGTGTTGTACCGGCAGCTTCACCCTGTCGCCCAATGAATCCACGCCTTGACTATCGGCCACAGCCATCGAGCCAACAGTCCAGC